TTTTACCATCTCCTTTATTTCTTTATATAAAGATTATTAAACTGACCTTGTAATTTACTATTTAAAGCCATCAAAAAAAGGTAGCTATATAAAACTACCTTTAATTGATTTAACTCTTTTATTCCCACTTAATAGCTTCTAATTCATTTACTGTTTTAGCTGTTGAAATTTTAAGAGTTATTGCTGTATATTTTTCTTGTGCAGCTGTTCCTCTTAATATCCACATCAAATAAATATTATTTATATCAGTAAATGTTACTTTAGCAACTGAATTATCTTTCAGTCTCCAATTTATTGGTAAAGATTTTATAAAAACCATCAAATTTTTATCTTTTATAGCTTTTTTAATACCTATTTTTACTTCTTCTGTAACTTCTATATTCAATATTTTTAATGCTTGTTCTATTAGTCCAGCATCGTCTGAGTTACCTGCTATATCTATTGCAGATTTAACTCTTAAAAAATTCAACTCATCATTTGGTCCCATTTGAAATACTTTACCATTATAATTGTAATCTTCATAAACTTTCTCTAATAAAATATTTTGAAACTTGTGCCTAAAAGTTCTTTTTACCTCTTTCAAATCTATATCCCATTCTTGTCTCACATTATCCCAAGCGTGATATTTGCTAGGTTGAGGTATTTTAATCAAGTTTCTATCTTTTATAATTTCTCCAGGTTCTAATTGTACATCAATACCAGCTCTTATTTTTTCTTCTTTTGTCATTTCTCTTAATACATCATCTTTAAATATTGGATATTGATATGTTATATCAGTTATTATCGTATCATTTGTATATCCTTGAAAGTATGATAGAGGACTATTTATAACATTCTCCAAAGAGTCAGCATAAACAGAAAAAACTTTATCTGTCTTTTTATAAAAATTAATTGTTTTCATAATTTTACTCCTTTCAAAAAAATTAGTATTTTCGGTTATCTGTTCCATCACAGATAGAGTTTTAAAATGTGTATAGATTGGAAAATTTATCTACATTTAAAGTTCAAGAATTTTTTTCAAATCCTTCAGGGGTTAAGTTTACTGTATATCAATATGGAAATTTAGTTCTTGTAGCTGCATATACGCATGGTACAGAAATTCTTACATACGGAATGCAATATAAATGTAATTTACCTTACGATTGTTATAACTCATCGACAGCTATAACTGGGAATAATGGGACTGTAGGACATTTTACTTTAAGAGATAATATCTTAGTTATTAGTTCAACCGATTCAAAAAATCCACTTAAGAATAGCTTTATGGGACAGATGGTTACTTTTTTAAAGTAGAGATTAGATTAAACCAACAACAGAAACATCTACAGTTTGATTTCCATTACAATAAAAACGTAATGACTTATTTCTAATAATATAATCATTAGAATCATGAATTGCTTGTACTGTATTTCCCTGTTGCCCGTAAGAAATATAAGGAGATAAAGATATAAAAATTATATTTTTAAAGCTAGTTTTTACTGTAGCTGTTCTAATTCCTGTTATTCCAGAAACACTAATATTTTCTATTACTAAATTTCCAAATTTAAGAACAGAATTATTTCCTGAGTTGCTATAAATTGTAGATAAATTTTCCAATTTCTCCAAAAGCGAGTTGTTGTCTAAAGGGATAAAATTAGTAACATTTGCAGAAATATCTTGGTTTTGTTTTAAACATTTATACATCTTTCTAGTATTTCTATCATAATAAATATAATTAGGATTTTTTACACCCTCATCTTGTATATCACCACCATATCCATAAGCTCCTGCTAATCTTGCTAACATCATTCCCTCTAATGCTTTTCCTTCTTCTGTTCCAAGTTGTACTATCCCAGCCTTTGCTCTTGTTGCTCCTTCTTTTATTGTAGATAAGCTATTATCCATTTCACCTATTTTTTTATCTATCAATTCTGAATTGTGATTAAATACTTCAATATCATAATAATCACTGCCTTCTGGTTGTGCTAATCTTATATTTTCAGTATACTTTGCCATTTTATTTATCTCCTTTCACCATAGATATTTTTATGTGTTTTAGTTTTTAACTCATTATTTTTAAAATTTCCTACTTCATTCTGTTTATGATACTTACCTACTACTGCACTATCTTCATATAATCTAGTATCATAAATTTCTTTATGAGTTTTTAATTTCAATCCATTATGTAATAAATAAGCTACCTGGTTATGTGTGTTGTATCTAAATTCAATACTAAAATTTAGATGTGCAGGTTTTATAACTTCTATTACTGCCTTAAAGTTTTCAATATTTTTAGGTATTCCAACAATAGATGTAAATAGTATTTTAAAAGCATAGTTTGAATTATCTTCTACAACCTCAATTTCTCCATTTGTGAAAGTTTTAGCAACTCTTGCTATCATCTCTTTTGTAGTAGTTCCATAACTTCTTAACTTAGAAATTAAATTCTCTCTTCTTTCTTCAATATTGCTTGTTTTATCTCCAACACTTAAACCAAATATTCTTTCCCAAATTGGTAAGGACCAGGTAGCAGTATAAATAAAAAATTGATTTAATACATCTTTTGAGATTAAATCAACTGTATCTAATTCTTTTTCTATTATTTCTTGTAATAAAGTTACTTCTAAAATACCTCTGTAATACTTTGGCATATGCCTCATTAATCTTTTAGCTTCCAACTATATCACCTCTTTTTGTAAAGTGATTGTTGTTAATTTTGGAATCTCCTCAGCTGCTAACTGTACATTTAAAGTTGTATTATTTATTTTTAAGTCATCATAATCACTAACCCCTTGAATATTTAATAATATATTTCCTAATTGTGCATAACTTACGTAATCCTGTTTAAACCCTACTTTCCTAAAATATTCTTTTACTTTTGTTTCAAATTCTGTTTTTACTTCATCAAATTTTATATTTTTAGAAATTTTAACAGTACTTGAAATTGATATAGCTTTACCTATTGCACTCTTTACTGTAACAGTAGCCCCTATTGGTCTGACTTCTTCTAAATAATCTCTTACTCTTTTTAATAAAGTTTCATCAGCTTCATGAATATCACTATTTACTACAACTACCTTTACAGTACCATTACCAGCCCATAGTGGAAATACTTTAACTCCTCCTACTCCTTCAACTTCAAAAGCCCACTTTTTATAGTGATAGATGTTTCCTGATGTTACAGGCTCTCTAACTTTAAAATAGTATCTCTCTCTTAACTCGTTATCACTTTCTCCATCATATCCGTCCACTGTTTCAGCAGGGTTATTAACTTCATTTAATCCTGGAATAGTTACAGGAAAATTTGTAATAGTTCCTTTTGGAATATTATATATTTTCCCATACTTTTCACTTTCAATAGGTACTTCTACACTTCCAGCAGCAGATATTGTTTTTTCTTGTGTAGTTAAATAAATATAGGTATCACTTGCAACTTTGGTATTAATTTCTATTACTGTTCCTGGTACTCCTTTTATAATTACAGTACCTTTTGACTTAGTTGCTTTTCTTCTAAATACTCCTACCTCTTTACATATATTATCTAAATACTCACCTTCTGCTGTTTCTGCAAAAGAATTTAAAAATATATATTCTAAGGTCTTTCTTATTTCTTCTATTTCTATACTTACAGGTGCTAAGTTGTCATAAAATAAGCTTCCTTCTGTCTTATCATATTCATCATTTACCTGGTTAAGCATATTTTTTAAAATTTCTTTCCATTCTTTTTTTATTATCATAGATACCCCTCCCATTCAAATGTTTTGAAGTTTTTTAACACTACTTCAAATTTGGTTTTCAAGGTATGTTTTTCTAATTTTATATCAATATTTCTAATTTCTATTATTTGTTTATTTTTCTTCATTGTTTCAGTCAATTCTCTCTCAAACTCACTATATAAAACAGGTGTAGGAAATCTTTGACTAAGTAACATAGCCTTATATTTCATCCCATATTGATTAGGTCCATTATATTTATAAATATTCCATTTATATTTTTCTGTTAAAAGAACCTTTTCAATCCACATTCTAACAGCTCTTTCATCATCTGTTTTTATTAATTGTCCATTTGATTTTAATAACTTCTTTTTTTGAAAGTCTATCAAAAATGTTTTACCATTACTGTTTTTACTATTATTTGTCTCTTGTTTAGAGTAATCAACAAAATCTATTTTTGGTAATATTCCCATTCTAAACTCACCTCTGGAGCATAATTAAAAACATCTACTACAAAAAACTTGTCCTCCTCTGTATTAGGTATA